CGATGAAGTGTTGACTTGTGTAATCAGCGTGTAAACCCCGTTGATACCGTACTGCGGTGGGTCATATACCCAACCGTCATTCGTTTGATATGACCAAGTGAAATCAAGAGTTTCTAAATCAGCAGGGATAATGGTTTCAATTTTGACCCAATGCGCTCCCCCACAAGGTGATCCTTGCGGTGCTAATTGGTTATCAGGACCATGTAAAGTTATGGCGTTGTCTACGGCTTCAATGTAACCACCACAGTTTTGTGATTGGCTGTATGTCCACTCGCCAAGCGCATCGGCTTTAACAGAGTACGGTGTTGGAAAAAACCAAACAAAAATAAGTGCGGGCAAAATTACCCAAGAACCTTTTCTAAATTTAATTCTTTTCACATATAGATTATAGTTTAAAAGTTATTCTTAAGATAACTGTGATATTTAATACTAATTAATCAAAGACAAAGCTAAGTCTCTTTTTAGTTTCAATATACTCCACCTAAAATTATAATGCTCTGTTGCATTATGATAATTGTCAGGAATCAAACCCAATACATCTTTATAATCATCCAAAGAATAATCTCCTTCAATTCTCATATTTAAAAGTGTCTGAGCAAATTCATCATTGGCAGAGTCAATATCCATTTGAATTTCAGCATCAAGATTGCCGTACTCTGGGTAACAAGACATCAGACCCGATAAAGACATGTGAGCCATTTTTTGTTTAACAAAATTAAGCAACTCTTGGTTTGTTTCAACAACATCAGCAGGTCGCATACGAGCATTGGTGTTGCCTTTTAGGTATTCAGCAACTTGCATGTCTACTTGGTTTGCTACTAATGAACTATCAAAACCTATTTGTTCAAGAAACTTTTTGGCATCCAAAGAAATTGGCTCTGTGCTATTAAAAGGCGCATCAGCCAATACAGCCCATTCAGTTATTAGACGAAACATCTCCGACAAAGTTATCGTAGAGGTAGGGATAATATCTTCATTAATAACAATGTTTTTAAGAGGTTCTTCTTCTACTGTGTTTATATATATTAAGTTTGACACCCCGCTTATATTTATGATCGGCTCATAAACAGTAATCTCTCCTGCTTTTGGGGATCTGTAAGGTAAAATTCCATCCGAAGTTATGTAGCGTTCTGAGCCGTAAAAAGTATTATCGCAACGCCAATCATCAGGATCAACATAAATAGGTTTAGAGTTAGCAAATATAAAAATACCTTTATCTGCATAATCCACTGTTGGATTCCAATATGATATTACACGCTCAAAAGGTAATAAACTAACATATTCTTCTTTGTCACCGCATATAGCAACAAGGCTATGCACTGTCTGAAACTCCCAATAAAGCCCAAATGCTACGAGCAGTTTGCCATCAGGCATGCGATGCAGGTTGTACGCAATAAATTCTTCATCACCTGCTGGTGTCCTACGAAACAGTTTTAAAGAATCATCCGTGATACTGTCAAGCATATAAAATAATTTATAATATTTCAAGTTGTTTATGTCGTAATTTTTTGTTTCCATAATTCCTCCTATGGTCCGTAATAAGTGAAGTATACCTGACCAACAACACCAGGGCTACCGTTTGCAAAAACACCATCCCCACCAGCGCCACCAGCGCCAACATTGTATGGGGAGCCGTTTGCTCCTTGAGTATGTCTATCACCACCACCACCACCGCCAGCATTTCCCCAAAAACCATTTCCAGGACCACCATTACCAGAAACTACATTACCAGTTGCTGTCGCTACACCATTGCCGCCATTGCCATCATTACCTGCTCCACCACCCGCTGCTTTGTAAGTGCTCTTGCCAACTATATATACAGCATAATTACCACCTGTATATGCAGGGTTATCTCCGCTACCAACATTACCACCGTAACCCTCATAAGCACCACCTCCACCTCCACCAGCAACAAGGGATGAAAACTGACTTCCATAAAGTTGACAGTAACCGCCAGGAGCGCCATTAAAGGTTCCTGTATTTCCGTCCTGCAAGTTGTAACCTCCAGCACCAGGGTTTTGAACAACAATGGTCATATAGCCATCAGCTGCCGTAAACGCAACATTGGTTCTAGCAACATAACCACCAGCGCCACCACCTGAACCAGTATAACCACCTCCTCCACCTGAGCCAATTATATAAACTTCAGGCAATGGATGAGGAACTAAGCCAGAAACAGTAGGAACAGTCATGTTGTGAACTCCAGGAGTCCGCGTACTGTATGCTCTCAAACCCCAAGTGTTAAACGAAGTAACACCTGAATATGTAGTTCCAGCACTATTTACTGCTACAACCCGAACATAATAACCGACACCACCACCATCAACACCTGCGCTAGTTGACAACCCAGTTTGTGTATAAGAAACAGCAGCGGATTGAGTAGTCACAGTGGCAACAGCCGCCTCGGAGGACAAAGCGGCAAAGCTGTTCGTTGTGTTGTACTGAAAATAAACTGCTGTACTTGAGCCATTAGCGCTTATTGTTGCATTAAAAGTTCCACGACTTTGGTTAACATTGTTTACTGCATTAATTGTAGTTGTAGGTGCAGCAAAAGTTGTGAACGAAACAGCACTTGAAGCAGGACCAGAACCAACAATATTCACAGCCCTCAAATAAACGCTATAACTAGTAAATCCTGAAAGACCACTAATTGTAATTGGACTGGTTGCATCAGCAGGACTAAGTGCAGTCCAAGACGAGTTGTTAAACGAATACTCATAGTTTGTTATCGCCGAACCACCATCATCAGATGGTGCAGTAAACGATATAGCAACACTTGTACTAGATGCAACAGCACTTAACGATGTTGGAGCTGTTTTAGGAGCAGTAGCGCCTTTCATGCTCCCGATCATCCCCGAGAGTACACCAGTCATTAGGTTAGTCCGTTACCGCTGATTATCCATGTTGTTGAAGCTATCTTTACAGCAGTTGCCATACCAAGCGCAGCAAGAGTTCTTGAACCAGTACTTCCAATACCAGCTAAATACATTGTGTCTGTTGTTATTGCAATAGTAACTGTTGCACCCGTGCCAGCAATAAATACAAGAGTTGTACCAACAGGCATAGCGACATTGGAATTAGCAGGAATAGTTACTGTACGAGTTGCGGTAGAATAAATGTGTAATCCAGCATCAGCTGCAACAACACTATAAGCGCCCGTGGTAGTAGAATTCTGTGGTAGACCCATATACCCAATACCACTAGCCGCAGTTGATGTTGTGCCAGCAGCAGGGCTTCCAGTTATGGTTCCTGTAAATGTTGGACTAGCAGTTCCAGCTATATTGTCGTAAGTTGAACCATCATTAGTGAATTGCCATTTATCTGTTGTTTCATCCCAGCTAATTAAAACATTTGTAGAAGTACCTCTTTCAACTTCAATACCAGCATTTAATGTAGGAGAACCAGTTTCACCAGAATTAAGCATAATGAAATTATCTTCAACATTAAGATTAGCAGTATTGAGAGTAGTAGTATTTCCACTAACAGTTAGATCACCAGTTACTACAAGATTGTTTGAAATGGTAACATTAGCTGGTAAGCTAATTGTAACGGCTGAATTTTCAGAACCAGAACCAGATACAGTTATTTCATTTGCGGTTCCAGCAATTGTCGCAATATAGTTACCAGTTGTATCTGTTCCAAGATCAATTTGATCATTAACCCAAAGAGTTCCGTTATACTTTAAAAAATCACCAGAAGCTTTGTCAACAAGGGAAACATCGTGCATCCACTCAAGATGGTTATTCCCTGGAATAATTCTTATTGCAATCTGACCAGTGGAAGCATGGCGAACGGTAATGAATGCAACAGCAAGGTCATGTTGTGGTCTTACATTTGTGAGTTTTCCATCAACGGTTGGGTGGGCAAAAAGGATGTCACCAGCAGCCCAAGTCTCGTCACCAACCGCAAGTGCACTGGCGGTGTTTCCTCTTGTGTCAAGACCAGTTAGAGTTCCAAAACTCATCACTTCGCCGTTAACGCCGCTAGATATATTGCTTGTAGCAATGCCCATCGCACGAAGTTCTGAGTTTTCTGTTCCTGTTACTTGAAACGGTGCAACATCTATTCTTCCGCTAGGTTCTGCGTCAACAGCACCAACCAAGGTTCCTTTGGGTATGGTTGAGCCAGTATTGTTTCTGACAAGGTATACATCTGGGATGTTGCTGTTTACCCAGTTGGTTCCATCATACATCAATCCTTGGAATTGAAGCGGAGAAGTAATAACGACATCGCCTAAACCATTAAGCGTATCAGCGTTTTCGCTTTCTGAAAGTAAAGACCTATTAAGATCAGGCATACTCTACACCGCTAATTGTAAATGTAACAGCGTTAGCCGTAACTTGATCAACATAGATTTTACTATTAGCAGGTATAACTATTGATGTATTATAATACACAACATTATTTGCCAATACAGTAACATTGCTCACTACCTTATTATTATTAGCAGCAGATGCCGCCCCAACAAGAATATGGATACTACAAACGGCATTAGAGGATGTTGTATTGCAAAGATTAATGTTTTTAATAATTGAATAGTTCCCAACTGTATTTGCTGTTGTGTAAGCATCTATAGCTGATCCACTTCCTATGTAAAAACTTTTTGGTGTTAAATTAGCCATATTATACCCCCATCCAAACAAGAACTTCGTTATCGTATGTTGTTGTATTCATATCTTGTATAACAGCTGCATCCAAGACATGATCAACATCAGAACCAGAAACATGAGAACTGGCAACTGTACCGTCATACCCTCTTTGGAAAACAGTAAGAGTGTTACTTGCTCTTGAAGAGATTAAAACTTTTTCTTCTGCCGAAGTACCACGATCCAAAATAATTACAAACGGATTAACCCCAGTTGGGTATGTTGAACCATCAGCAACTGAAATTGAAGAAGCGCTGTTGCTGATATTAGCAGAAAGAGTTGTCTTGAGCACCGCACCATTGAATTCTCTTCTCAGCATACTAATCTCCTAGTCAATGCTGATATCAAGATCGCCTGTTGCGATTCTTAGAGTGTCCCCAGCATCCGTTGTTTTGTTTGTTGTAAGAGTCCCATGCAACAATAAGTTACCGCTGGTCAAAGCGTCAAAAATACCGATTGCAACTGTCGTAACTGCAGGCATCCCTGCAAAGTCAATATTGGCACTGTTAGATGTTGCACCACCAGACGATGCAGAAAAAGTTGCAGCCTGTCTAGCATACGAACCACCAGTGACTTGTGTTCCACCGCCCGTGTCATCTGGGGCAGCTGTGTACAAAGCGACATAAACAGTAGTCGGCATTGTATATGCGGTTGTACCTAGAAAATGGTCAATCAATTTGTTTTCAAGATAGTTAGAAAGATTCCCTGCCATATTTAGCCCTCCTGTTTATTATAATACAATTCCTTTTCTTCGTCATTAGGTAGTCTAAAATTATCTAATGTTAAAAGAAAATTAGCTTCTTCTAATGGAACTTCTTCCATTTTAAATGTTTGAGAAAAGTTGATACCCGACACTGTTGAATAACCAGCACCGCTTTCAAAAAAAACTAAAACTTTTTGATCTTTGACAACAGCCTTTTCAATTTCTTCTTTCTTAACAGCAACTTTTTTGACAGGAGCTTTTTTAGCTTCATCAAGTTTTTTTGTTGTAACGCTATTCTTTTGCTGAGTCATATTACCAATCCTATCATCTAATTATATTTAAATCAATTTACATGATAAAGGGCGGGGTTCGTTGTGAACCCCGCCCATCACCAATTAACTATTAGTTATTAAAGGGTACGAAGCTTAACATTCTTACCGATTACATATGAATCAGCATTTTCAATGTTATTCGCAACTCTCATGTACTGTGTGTACTCAATTGTGTCAGTCTTTGGCTTGAACTGGCGATACACTGTGATGTCACGGTGGATACCAATAACACGGTTATTTGGGAAGGTAAGTTCCACGAAACCATGGCTGCCTGAAGCTGCTGAGTAGTCACCAGTTGCCGTTTCTGGCATCAAAGGGACTTCAACCAATGGGATACCGAATGGGGAAAGACCAGTTGAACCTGGACCACCATTCATTCTCATTGAACCTTGCAAGAAAGCCATTTCACCAGCTGTTGACATTGGAGCAGGTGCGCCTGCTGTTGCGTCAGTTGCCGAGTTTGGATTTCCCAAGCTGTAGATTGAGTCCTGAACAACTCCTGGACCTGTGAAGAATCGCAGTTCGTTACGGCGTTGCAAGTACTTGCTTGGCAAGTTACGCAAAACCTTGTCATATGTTGAGCGGGAAACATTGTTTCCAGCGAAATCTACGACACGACCTGAAGTTCTTGCCAACTTGTTGAAACCATCAAGAGCTTTGATAAGACTATTGTTTGACGATGTATTACCATTGATAAACAAATCATCCATATCGTTTGCAGTCTGGCGAGCCATAATCTGTGCGATATGATCTTCCAACGATGCACCCTCAATGTTATCTTCCAACGACTCTGTTGAGATATTCCAATCCAAACGGAGCTTAACTGTTGTAAGCGAAACCTTGCTGAATGTGACAGCTGCGTTTGCGCCATCATCTGTTGCCTCAGTTGCTTTTGCAAGCAAACGAGTACCAACGGACACCTTATCAATGTCCATTTGAGGTGTGCGCATGCGCACAACTCTTGCGTTCTGCATGAGAACTGATTGATCAACAATGAAGTCTAGGAAACGATTTGCCTGCTCTGGGTAGAGAAGACCGCCGCCGCCGCTGACTGGACTGCTGTTTGAAACCACTGCTGTAGTGACTTCATTTGCTTTTTCTAAAATTTCTTGTTGTGTTGCCATATGATAATCCTCCCTTATGACCTATAACCCAGGGAGTTGATTAACTCCTGTGGCAAATATGTATTCTTCCAGAATGATACATTAGCCGACTTAGCAAGTGCTTCGCCTTCTTCCTCATCATCTTCTGGATCAACGCTCTTCTTAACTGCACCAGCTGCTGCGAAAGCATCAACCTTTTCGGTTTGTTCTGCCAAAGCAACTTCTGCTACTTCTAATTTCTGCTGAAGCTCAGCATTCTGTGCTTCAAATCCCTTTGCGACTGTTTCAAGTTTTTCCTGAACTGAAGCTTCAACTTCTTCTTTGATTGAAGTAGCAAAGCCAGCTAGTTTCTCGTCAACAACAGCACTGAGAGCATCTTTAAGGACATTAATATCCATTTCTTCCTCCTGTGTGTTTCCAATTACTTCAATTGTGTTTGAAGCCTTTTCTTCAACATCTGGCACAAGCCAATTAACAAACTTTTTTACAAGCGAAAGTCTGTTGATGTCTTGTTCATTCATGTCAGAGATCTTATCATAAGTATCATTTAATTGCAATTCTGTATCTTGCTGCATAATTAATTCCATATTTTCATTTTCCTTTTTAAGTATAGCAAAGTTTTCTACATTAGTCTTATCATAATCAAAGCTTTTTGTAGTATTTGCAAATATCTCGTTTAGCATACTCAGAATATGAGCTGCCGATGGCTCGCCATCTTGGTTTTCTGATTTAACAGTAATATCAGGAACACAGTTTGGAACCATATTTCCATTCCCATCTTCCTTTTCGCCCTCTTGATGATAACCGTCAAGACAAGTATTTTCTTCTTTCTTCATCTTCTTTTTTGGCTTAAACTTTGGATAACCAGATGGCGAATTTGCCATAGTTGGAGTCTTAAATTTCCCCTGTGAGGGATATTTTGATTCTGCATTGTCTGTACTAACAGACACTGCTGGTGCCCCACCGCCTGCACCAAGACCATCTTTTGCAATATCTCCACACTCCCCACACCCACAATCACACTCATCTTCTTTTGCAAGATCAATAATCTGTTCCAAAAGAGCATCTTCAAAAGAAATTGACTCATCAAAATCATTTTCAAAATCTCCCTTTTCTTTTGTTTTTGCGTATCTCTCAAGAAGCCTTCTGCCTTTAGCAGCCAGTTCTGCTGCATCTGCCATATTTTGTGGAACTGGCTCACCCCATGCTGCTGCTGAAAGAGCAAGTCTGCTTGGTTCACCATTAGGCTTTTTCATTGGTCCAGATGGATTTGTAAAAAATCTTGTTAAGAAAGAACCCTTACGGCGCATTTTCTCAGGAGTATCTGCAGCACCACGAACTCCTGGTTTAAGATTTGCGCCTTCAGTTTCCTTGAAGTGCCTTCTTCCTGCAGCAGTTAATCCACCTTTTGGATCTTTAAGCGGTTGCTTTGCTTTTGCCAATTGGCAATCAAGATCGCAATCAAGAGCGTACTTGAATAAGCCTTCTTCATTCATTTTAACAATGTCAATAATAGCCAGCGCATTTGCTGGGTTGTCAACTAGGCTCAATTCTCCAAGGACATACTCTTTAATAATACTTACTGGCTTTCCTTTAAAAAATTTTTCAGAAGATTCTTCTCTAGAGACAACTTTGCCTCCAATAGAGAAAGAACGAA